CTCTACTGTTTCTAATAAACTCATTACTTATCTCCCTTCAATGGATCTATGAACTGAACGTAAGGTCTTTCATTGATCTTAGTGCTTAATCCTTCTTGTATCTTGTCGTATACGTCTTCATTCTCAGCCATTATCTTTTTTGATAAGGTCGTGTCTTCAACGTATTGAGTCTTGAATGGGAATAGATTCTTAGGTATGTCCTTCTTTAATTTAGAAAGGAAGTCTTGATCCCAGGATCTAGTAACTCTGTATTGAACTCTCAGATCTAATGGTATTAGATTGTTAAGAGGAACTCGTTTTGATCCCCCTGTATTAGAAAGTGTATTGATGTGGTCTTGTATCTCTGGACGAGAAGCAATTTCTTTATCTAGTTCTGCACTAGCTTTTTTTAAATCACCTTGGGAAGTTAAATTCTTTTTCTTGTCCTTTAACAAATCCGCAAGGGACAGTATCGTATAATCTTTTTCTTTCATTAGCAGTCTCCAAACTTTTAATATCTCCATCTTAGTTACATGAAAATGTTATGTCAACTATTACTTTACATTTTGTACTGACTTCTTTATTATCTAATTCGATACGTCTTGACGGTGCTTTCATAACATCTACTAAGCTGTGAAAGTTCCTCCTTTAAATTCAGGGCGTATCACTTAATTAAGTTAGGAGAGAAATGAAATTAAAGGACTACATAGAAAAGAGAGGAGAAGAGCCATTAGCTAAGGAGCTAGGAGTATCAATAGATACTATTAGATCTTGGAGATACGGCAAGAGGCAACCCTCAGTTAACCAAGCAAAAAAATTAATCAAACTTACCGGGCATGCTCTTGATTGGGAAAGTATTTACGGTTCAGTAGAGGTCTAACATGGCCTTAGATTTAAAATTCAATCTTGTTGGAGACGACATCCACGATGAAGATCGTAAGGATATGTTGATTTCTTATTATGAAAACAACTTTCATCTAATACCATGCGGTTCAAGGAACGATGTTGTTCCAGACTATTTTAAAGGAAGACATCCCAATGAAGAAGACGATGTATTAATAAAGCGTTGGTCTAAAACTCCAAGAGTTAAGTGGGCTGATTACATTAAAAAGCAACCAACCAAACAAGAGATAAAGCAATGGTACTTACAGTTTCCTAATTGCAATTGGGCTGTCGTTACAGGAATAACTTTTGTTGTACTTGACGCAGACACCCAAGAGGCTTGTGACTTTGTAGAATCAGGGCAGATAACAAGATCAATTCTAAAACAGAAGACACCTCGTGGTGGATACCATTACTTCTACGCAATCAATCCTAACTTAACCATTAGAAATACAACAGGAAGATTGGACGTTAGAGGAGAGGGAGGCTACGTCATGGTAAGTCCTTCTAATAAATACATGTTTGAAATGGTTAGCGGTGTCATTGTTGATTCAATGGATGAACTGCCTGTGCTCAGTAGCCAGGACATGAATGTTATCTATGACTTCAACAACGATGGCAAGATCGTATCTACGAACAACATGCCTCTATCATTGGATGGTGTAAATTCTGGTATGCGTAATGACACGCTCGCTCGTTTAGTAGGCAAGTGGATACTAGAAGGTTGGGGCATGCGTGAAGTTATTATCAAAGCGTTGGATTGGAATCAAACAAACACTCCACCCATGACGGTGCAAGAAGTATTGCAAACAGCAAACAGTATCTGTACAGGACATCTAAAAAGAAACCCGGATCACAATGACGTAGGCATACTCAAGTGGAAGACAAGCCAATGGCAGATACCTTTGTCAGACGAACTCAAAGAGATCATGGATCAAGAAGATCCAATTGAAAAACAAAAGAATCAAATCATTGTTGAGAAAGACCCACTAGGATTAAAAGCATTCAACGATCCCTTCTGGGATACAATGGATACAAATCGCATAGAACAATTCTGGGGAGATGCATTTGTGTTTGAGCAATCAAGAGTCTTACTATTGGGTAAGCCTAAGATTGGTAAGTCTCATTGGCTTGGAGCTTTCGCTGCTTCTGCTACTACAGGCACAGAGTTTATGGGGACACAGTTCTCTAGACCTCTTAAGGTTATGTGGTTACAGGCAGAGATTATCCATGAGTTCTTAAAGAAAAGAATAGAGATGTATTACAAACCTTTTCATCATGACCCAGAGCTTTACAACTTGGGTAAATCAAACCTAATAGCATCCGGAAGATTAAGAAAGAACATCATGAGAGATGGAGACATGGACGCTATAGCAGAGAGTATTGAATATCATAAGCCCGACTTGGTTATGATTGATCCTATCATTAACTTCTTTAGTGGCGAGGAGAACTCCAACTCAGAGATACATGAGATGTTGTCTAGAATAGATAAGCTGATAGAACTGTTCAAGGTAGCAGTCATCATCGCTCATCACACAGGCAAGGAAAGGGCAGACGATCTGTCGTTCATGTCTGCTCGTGGTGGTAGTGCCTTTGCTGGTTGGATGGATTCAGGTGTCAAGCTGTCAGGCACAAAGCCTAACGTCACATTGTTCTACGAAGCAAGAAACGCAAGAGAGCCTGATCAACATCTGGCTTACTTCGACTTTGAGCGTGGCTTCTTTAGAACAGTAGACGCACAAGACAGTCCTGATGAAGTAGAGATAGCTAGAGTCATAGCCGGTGCAATGAGTTCGTACAAATTTTATACAAGACAAGAGCTAGAGCTGTTGGCTCGTGGAGCATTGAAAGAGAAAGACTTGGCTTCAGGAGAAAGGGCAGCAAGGTATGGAGTGTCACACGTTCAGAAGTATCTAGGAGATAAAGTAAAGACTCATAGCATTCCTGGTAAGAACACATGGTACTACTTGGAAGATAATAAAATGGAGAAACCTTGGAGTAAAAATGATTAAGATATTAAAAGAGGAGAAAAAATAATGTTACAAAAAGAAAATCAAAACTATCTTGACAATATGATGTCAAGAATGGAAAACGCAAAAAATCAAAAATGCCCAGAATGTAATCAATCTAAATGGGGAATGACTGTTGAACCTACTATATCTTTAGTATGTTTTAACTGTGATTACTCATACGTAGATGAACTTTTAGTTCGCAAGATTTCTCCGTATCTACCCAAGACACAGAAAAAATTTGATGAAGACAAAAAGCACCCACTCTTTAAGTTCCTAATCTTGTGTGCAGTGTTTAAATGTTTAGGAAAAAAGGAGAAACATAATGAATAATTATTCGTGGTGTTGTAATGCTGAAATAACTATTGATCTTGCTTGTTCTGAGTGCAATCAATCGCTTAAACAGTACAAAAAAATAAATAACTCTGTTCGAGTTACAGACAGAAAAACAAGACTCAATCAATACGTTAATACCTCTGTAACTGAGCTAGATCAAAACTCTAGAACTTACAGAAGACTTGTAAAGAAAGGTAAAATAAAATGATTAAGATATTGGATGTGTGTTCCGGGATCGGAGGATTCAGCTTAGGACTAGAAGCTACAGGTGGTTTTGATACTGTAGCTTTTTGTGAGTATGATGAATTTTGCGGTAAAGTATTAAATAAACATTGGCCTGATGTGCCAATATATAAAGACCTAAAGGAGATTGGAAATGAACCAACAAGACTTATTCAAGAATTTGACCTCATCTGTGGAGGAATCCCCTGTCAGCCGTTCTCCCTCGCCGGGAAGCAAAAAGGCAAGGAAGATGACAGACACCTCTGGCCGTACATGTTTAAAATTATTAAGCACAAAAAACCCACTTGGGTCATTGTCGAAAACGTTGGTGGCTTCGTCAACGTGGCACTCGATGATGTGTGTCTTGACTTGGAAACCGAAGGTTACGCCACGCAATCGTTTATTATTCCAGCTTGCGGTGTCGAAGCTCCCCATCGTAGAGAAAGAGTCTGGATCCTCGGTAAAATCACGAAAGATGATTCCAACAGCGACAGCATCGGATCACATAGAGAGACAATCAACAAGCACGGAAGCGGTGAATCCAATGACGGGCAAGAGCGTGAGTCTGGATCGGTTCGTCAAGTTCTGGCCAACGGAGGAGATACAGAAATCGGGGCAACCAGAGATGTGGAGTACACCGACAGCTTTCGATTCCAACAACATAAAACAACCGAGGAAGAAGCATCCGGGAGGGGGTCAGAAACCTCCATTGCAACAACAAGTGCAGATGTGGTTAACTCCAAGTGCAACGAACATATCGAAGAGATCAGAGGAGGGAATGGAGAAGAGAGAGAAGATGAGAAACGACAGGGGGAGGAAGACAGTACCTCCAGGATCTCTAGCGGAGCAAGTGGACTACGGGTATCCGATAAAGGACATGAAACAAGCGGACATGTGGCCGACTCCGAGTTCAAGGGATTACAAGGGGGGAAGCGGAACAGTCAAGGAGAAGGACGGAAAGTATTATCGCCAGAGCAACACAACAGGGACGAAGTTTGGAGTGAGACTGGACGCACTAGTGGAGTATCAGGAGAATCAAAAGATGTGGCCAACTCCAACGACAATGGACACGAAGGAGGACTCTCTGAAACACGCGACCAAGATGTTACAGGGCAAGACTCACAGAGCATCGGGGCAACCGATACAAAAGACTCTGTCGGACAAGGTCATGATGGAGGAGATTCTCAACAACCCGGAGCTGATGGAGTTGTATCAAGATCATCAGATGACAGAGAGACCGTATCTTCCGGAGCAACAGGAGTTCGTGGCTTATCTAAGGAGTCAAACGACAATGAAGGAACTAGCAGAGAAGACGGACTTAAAGAAGACAACAATAGAGCATTGGTTCAGGAAGGACAAAGCAGGGTTCAGTCATCCATCGGTAGAGGATTGGGAAGCAATCAAGCCTCATCTAAAGGAACTCAAGTACGACAAGGAACTGACAACAATCAAGTCGATAGAGTGGGAGAATCAAAAGATGTGGCCGACTCCAGCAGCGAGGGACTACAAGGACACAGGGGAGAACACGGACTACGAGAAACTGGCGAGGAAGAGCAAACTCTCAGGGGCAGTGAAGAGCAAGATGTACCCAACACCGAGAGCGTCAGAGGTAGCAGCGACAATAACAATGGACGCAGCACTCAATCGAATAGAGAAGGCGGGGTACAAAGCGAATCTGGAGGAGAGCGTAGCTCTAAAGGAACAGGCGAAGATGTTTCTCACTCCGGGGGCGAACGAGGACGCAGCGGGCAAACCGACAGGCAAGATGCAAAGGATGTTGGGGAACTCACCGGAAGTCAGGAACACAGGGAAGGGAACACTCAACCCGGATTGGGTGGAATGGATGATGGGGTATCCGCCAGGTTGGACGGACATCAAGGATTCATAACAGAACCCGACATTCCTAGGGTGGCGGAGAAGATACCCGATCGAGTCAACCGACTCAAAGCATTGGGTAATTCA